GAATATAATATTTATGTAGGTCAACGTGCTAATAGTCCTAATGAGGCATTTACGAACACACAAGAGAACATTTTTCACAGTCCGGAACTTACTAATCATATTAACGCTATTAAATATGATAAGTCTAATCATTTTTATGAAGATGGTTGGTATATACTTGATGATGGACGTGCTAGATTTGTTACTAAACAGGAATGTATTGAACGAGCTATATTTGGTTCCGATAGATTCCATGAATATATAACTGATGTACCTCATAATTCAAAGACTGATGTTCATGGTTGTATAAGAGAGTTTTATTCTCCTATTCCAAATGATGGTAGTCTTTATTTTATTTCTTATGACCCATATCGTGTAGATAAAAATAAAGAAGAAGTTAGTACAAAAAATTCACTTGCAAGTTTTCAAGTGTGGATGCGTACTAACAGCAAAACTCCTTACATGGGTAAACGACTTGTTGCTTCTTATTGTGGTCGTCTTGATACTATGGAAGCTGTCGATAAACTTGTTCTTTATGCTTGTTTACGTTGGAATTGTAAAGTTCTTTATGAGGCTGGTACTGGTGAACTTGTTACTAATTTCAAGAAATGGGGTTATAGAGATAAGTTGCTGAAAGACCCAAGTAGTTATATCAATCGTAGTGTTGATGGCCCTCATATTACAGGTTATGGTATTGTCATTGGTGATGGCGATATTAAGTTAGAGGGTATGCGCATGGTGCGGGATTTCTTATACGAAATTGTCGGAAAAACGTCCGACGATACACCAATATATAGATTTAATCAAATTTATGATATAAGTTTCTTATTAGAGTTGGATAGATTTATATTTGGGCGTAATGCAGACCGATTAAGTTCGGCTATCGTTGCAATGTTTGAATTTCGTAAAGATTCCCTTTTACTTGAACGAGAAGCTAACTCGAAAAGTAAAACTAATAACACTGATCGTAAAGTTAATAGATTCCTAAAATGAGTGAACGTGATTTAAGAGCAACTCCACTTGTTATGCCTGACCAGCGTGCAAGTACTGCTACAAAACAAACGAAAGCTTGGTACATTCCTAATTGTAATTATTGGATTAATCTTGCTATTGGTCAGAATGATAAAACTGTTACGCAGAAATTTCTTGATGCTGCTAATGGTTTAGTAGACCCTAAGACTTATGAATATGTTCTTCGGAATTATATTGATAAGGTTGGTGAGAAAGCTGTCATGTATGGTGAGATACGTGATGTAGATTTTCTTACTCCTATTAAAGAACGATATATGGGAGAATTTATTAATATGTTCTCTAATTATCAAGTATTTAATAATGACCCTTCTGTAACTCTTGCTCGCAATAAAGTTCTTGCTGATAAAGTAATGGCTTATTGTAATCAAGAAATTATTAATCGTCTTAATGAAGCAGGATTTAATACTGGTCAAAAGACAATTAAGCAAGGTGAACTTAACGATATTATTGAGGAAGTTCTTAACGATTGGATTGATGATGTAACTATTACAACTCAAAAACGTCTTGAACTTATCAATACTATTGTTGAAGCGAAAGACAAGTATCAACAATGCTATTTCTATTGGTGGGCTTGTGAAGAGGTTTATACTTATCGAGAAGTTTATAAAGGTGATGTTTATCTTCAAGTAATATCTCCTCTCGAATATTATCGTATTGAAAGTGGTCAACGATATATCGAAGATGATGATGCAGGACTTCGTGTTTATCGAATGACTATTCCTCAAATCATTGATAGATTTCGTGATGAGCTTACAGATGCAGAAATGAATTATCTTAAAGATATTTATACTGTATCTCCTAAATATGATGCTCCCGATGGTATAGTTCAAATCTTCAATAAAACAGATTTTGCTGAACGTAAAGCTATCTTACATACTAACGCAGAAGCACTTCGTAGTGAAGCTCGATTATATGGTAAAGAAATTGATATTTATCATTACGTTTGGAAAACTGAAATTAAACAAGGTATTCTTAAACATCGAGATTTATTAGGAAATATCGTTGAAAGTGTTGTAGATGAGGATTATGAATTTGATGTTTCTGCTGGTGATATTGAGATTGAATGGGAATGGATAAATCAAGTTTGGGAAGGTTGGCGTATCGGTGGTTGTCATAGTGGTATTTATATTAAGCCGCGACCTATCGAAGTTCAACGTGAAAGATTTAACAATTATAGTGATTGTAAATTACCTTATAATGGTATTGTAGGTTTACATAAAGATAATCTTCGTAATCCTATTCCTTTCCGTGTTTTACCTTATCTTGCTCTTTATCGTATTTATACTTTACAACAAGAACGTGCAGTAGCTAAGTTTAAATCTTGGTTATTATTCCCTGAAAGTATTCTCGCTGATAGTAGTGACATGACTACCGAGGAACGTCTTGCTGTTGCGAATAAAGATAGTTTCTTACCGTTTGATGATTCTGATGCACAACCTAATGCTTTACAATCTATTCGAGAAGTAGCTACGAGTGCTATTACGAATTATATTCAAATGCTTGATAATCTTAAACAAGGTTTGAAAGCAGAAGCTTGGGAAGCAGCTAATATGAATAATGCTCGCTTTGGTGATGCCAAAGATTATGCTGGTAAGGCTGTTAATGAATCGAATTATTCTCAAGCAATGACCGGAAGTGTTTGGAGTCTTGAATGTTTTAATCTCTTCCGTGAACGTGATTATGTTGCAAATATTGATTACAGTAAGTTTGCTTGGATTGATGGTAAACGAGGTTCTTATGTAGACCCGACAACTAATAAAGTTGTTGTAGTTGATATTGATGGTTCTTCTGATTTCTCTGGTAATATTGGAATTTATATTCGTAATAATGCCGATGTTCAGAATAAGCTGAACATGATGAAAGAACTTGCATTTAGTGCAGGTCAGAATGACCAACTGGAAGTTGCTATTGAAGCTATTGAAAACAATAATATTACTTCTATTGCTAAGAATATTAAGAAAGCTATTCAAGCTCGTCGAGATTATGAACTTCAAATGCAACAAGTTCAACAACAAGCTCAAGCAGAAGTTGAACAAATTGTTAGTCAGCGTGAAGCAGCTAAACAAGAATTTGAAGCTCAACAAAATGCTCTTGATAGAGAACATGATGTTAATCTTGAGATTCTTAAACAAGAAGGTGAAAAAGAGATTTGGAATATGCGACTTAAAGTTGATACCAATGGAAATGGTAATATAGATAAAGATGAAGCTATGGCTGCTCAATCTGGTTACACTGCTTCTGATGTTAATAGAATAAAGTTACAAAAAGAATTAAAGCAATGATGACCGAGAATTATCGACGGAGAGCAAGAGAACCTGCAAGATAATGCTACTATAATTATTGATAATATATTATATATGGTATATCTTTGTTCATGTAATAATATTCAACTATAAATAAATACTAATATGGCTGTTGAAAAAGTTGTTATACCTGATGATGAAACTCAGGAGCAAAAACAAGAACGTCTTCGTAAAGAATTAGAAGAACGTAAAGCTAAGGAAGCTAAAGAAGCTCAAGAAGCTGAAGAACGACGTAAAGCTGAAGAGGAAGCTGCTCGTAAGAAAGCTGAAGAAGAAGGTGATAAGGGTGGTTCTACTGGTAATGGTGAAGAAGAAACTGAACCTGAACAAGTAGAAATTGATGGTACTCTTTACACACTTGATGATAACGGAAACGCCGTAGATGATAACGGTGAAATTAAGTTCACAAAGGAACAGATTGATGCAATGTCTGACGAAGGTGCTAATGAATTAGACGGTGATTATATCGAAGCTATTTCAAAAGCAAGTGGCATTGTTATTAAAGATGAGAAAGGTGAACCTGTTAAGTTTGAACCTACGATTGAGGGTTTTGCTAAACGTGAAGCTGCTGTAAAAGCTCTTGGTGAACGAGAGGGTTTTGCAAAAGGTTTTAACGAGTTTTTAGCTAATAATCCTGATATTGCAGCTCTTGTTGAATATAAGAGTAAGTTCGGTACAATCGAAGGTTATTCGGCAAATGTAGATTATAGTAAAGTTGAAATCAAAGATGATGATAACTTACTTGCTGATTTAATCTATAAAGCTGAAATTCAAAAAGGTACTTCTCCGGAACGTGCCAAACGAATTGTTGAGTTTGCAAAAGCAAATAACACTCTTAAAGATGATGCAACTGAAAGTCTTAATTGGTTGCGTAAAACTCAAGAGAGTGAAATTAAAGCAATTCGTGAACGTGAGGCCAAAGAAATGCAGGCTGAACTTGAAAAAGAAATTAAATACTTTGGTGTTTCTTATGAAGATGACGGTACTGTCAAAGTTCATAATGCACCGGGTAGTCTTTATGATTTAATTGTTGTTAAAGGTCAGATTGGAGAATACGCTCTTCCGAAAGAAGGTCTGAGAATTAAAACAACTGATGGTGAGAAACTTGTTTCTCGTCAAGAGTTATTTGATTACTTCTCTCGTCCTGTTCAAGAGATTAATGGAATGGTTTATAGTCAAGCACAGATTGATGAGATTAATCGTCTTTCTAATCCTGCTGAATTGGCTATGCGATTTATTATGAATCTTGATGGTGGAGTTGACCAACTGATTAAAACTGAACTTGCTAAAAAAGAAGTTAAACGTCTTCGTTCATTAGCAAGTAAGACTGGTAAAAACAATGGTAATCCTAAGGTTCATAAGATTGCAAAGGATGATAAAATTGTTTTACCTATTAAATAAAGCAAATGTTCTTGCCTTATAATAATAACTTAACCAAAAATCTAATTTACAATGCGTGAAATTGGAACTGTAAAATTTGACTCGAATCAATATACAGATGCTAATATGCTTCTGAATTTTGATTTGATTGACCCTGTTAAACTTAATCGTAATCTTACTTATCTTTGGGGTAAGGATAGTGACAAGTATCCTCTTCTTACTCTTACTGAGGGTCAGGGTGCTGTTACAACAAAAGTTAAGCTGAATGGTGGTGATACTCAATATACTTGGGAAATTGCTCCTCGTCAGCGTGTTACTTCTCGTCTGAAAAAGCTGGTATCTGATAAAAGTGCTATTCAGCCTTACGGAACTGTTGAGGTTGAAATGGAGGATAATTGGTTTATTTATCAGCACACGGCTATTGCTCCTTCGGGTATGCAATGGCGTATTCAGAATGAGGGTATTGCTACTTCGACTGGTGGATACGTTTATCGTTTTACCAATATGTCGGGTGCTCCTATCTCGGCTGATGCTGTTGCAAAAGACTTTATTAGTGGTGCTATTTGGGCATTAGGTGCTTCGACTATTCCGGGTAGCAAGTCTGATGGAAACCGCTCGAATAACCAGTCGTTCAGCAAGGCAACCAACCAGTATGGTTACTATCGTTTCTCGAAAGAGATTGCTGGTAACATGGGTAATAAGGTTGTTAATATTGCCTTTGATACTGCATCTGGTGGTGAGCGTAATCTGTGGATGCCTTACGAAATGAAGATGTGGGAAATCATGCGACGCGAGATGCTCGAAGAGGACTTGTGGTTCTCGGAGTACAACCGCGATTCGAATGGTATTATCCACTTAAAGGATGAGAAGACTGGTGAGGCAATTCCTCGTGGTGCTGGTGTTCTTGATATTCTTAAGGCTGTTGGTAATTATGAAACGTATTCTGTTCTGACACTTAATCGTTTCGACCGTATCATCACTCGTATCTTTGACAATCGTATTGATTCTACCGTTGAGGAACTTGTTCTTTATTGCGGTAAAGGTTTCGCACGAATGTTCAATGATGCTATCTACTATGATGCTCGTCTTAAGAATTACTTTGTAACTCTTGGTGATAACGAGATTAAGAGCGATGGTGAGATGATGTCTTATGGTAAGTATTTTAACCGTTATAAGATGTTTAATGGTAAGATTCTTACTGTCAAGATTGTTGATATGTTCGACCACGGTATTCGTGCTCGTCGTGACCGTGAAGCCGGTAATATGTATCAAGGTCTGCCTATTACTTCTTATAGTGCTGTATTCCTTGACCATACTATGGGTTCGAATGGTGAGCGTAATATTAAGTTTGTTTGTGAAGAGGGTCGTGAGTATAAAGTAGGTGTCTATAAAGGTATGGCTGAACTGCCTGCTTCGTGGGGGCTTGCAAGTGGTACTCAACTGTCGGATACGAAGGATATTGCTTCTTATGAAGTTCTTGGTTCGCAGGGTATCAATATTGATAATCCTACTACTTCGTTCTGGCTTGATTTAGCTCTGAACTAAACACCCAATTTGAGTAGTAATAATCGAAAGGTTATTACTACTCATTAACATATAAAAGATTGAATAACTTAAAATGTTAAAAATATGATTAAAGTTAATCGTTCAGTTCGTATTGAATGGAGGAACAATCCTTCTTCTTTTGAACTTCGGAATAAAGATGCTTTCAAAACTGATTTTCTTCGTCTTGGTTCTGCTATTCGTCCTGTTAATGAATTGTTGAGCCGTAGTGAGGAAATGCGAGTTCTTCTTCCTACTGTTGTTGGTGTATCTTCTATTGATAGTTCTTGGCAAGAACGAATCACTACATACTTAAATGATTTTCTTCTTGAGATTCCTGTTCATGGCTTAGAGTTCGATACTTCTTACGTTTTAGATTTAGGTAATCCTGCTCTGAAAAGTAATATCGACGAACTTATTGGTAAACTTAAAAAAGCTGATAAGATTAAGAATGAAACTGGTTCGGAACTTGAAGCTATTGTTCTGAAACGGATTAAGGAACTTGATGAAACGGAACTTTATAAGTATGTTACTTTTGTTAATATTCCCGATTATATTAGTTGGAGATATTGCCTTTTAAGTAGCAAGGTTGCTAATAAGGTTGAAGATATTAATAAGAGCGTCAATATTCAATTTTATCTTACTTCGGATAGTGAGCGTAAAGCACTCAAAGCTGCTCGGACGAAACTTCGCACTGATGCTCTCAAGAAATATACGGAGCTTATTAATAATCCGAATAGCGCACTTATCGATAATGTTGTTGTATCGACAGGTAGCGTAGGTGATTATTCAGAATTTATGGCAATGACTGCCGATGATAAGCAATCTGTTCTTCTTGAACTTATTGACAGTGATCCGCAGAAGTTTATTAGTATTGTTGATGATAAACATCTGGAGATGAAAGCTAAGATTACTATTTATCTTTGGATGAATATTATTCGACAACTTCCGAATAGTTCTATCATTGTCGATGCTTCTAATCCGGAAAATGTTATTGGTAATAATATTAATGATGCTATCTCGTATTTCTCGAATGATAACAACAAAGGTATTGTTGCCGAGTGGAATGCGAAGTATCGTAGTTTGAAAGGTTAGTCATGTATGAAACGGTAAAAGAGTTACATATCGAAATAGAGCAACGAATACAGCAGATAACATCTAATAGACATCGGAGTATTGCTCCTCAGTTTATTGATATGATGCTGAATCGAGCTGCCGTTAAATATATACAAACTAAATCAAATAGGAAAACTAATTATAAAGGCGAAGGTCTTGAAGATAGTAAAAAACGTGTAGATGATATTCAATCATTAAAACGTGAAACACCGTGGCTTAAACTTAAACGTGATAAGCAAGATGCGGATTATCCAAATAGAGCTTTCGTTATTCTTCCGGGTGATTATCTAAAACTTATTTCTTCTACTTCTCGATTAACTTATGGTAAAGCTCGACTTGTTGAGAATTTACATGAAGTTTATCCTGATGATGAAGTTAAGAATTTATATTATCATCTAATTGATTTGTCTAAAATTGCCTTAACTGGTGATGAATTTAATGGACAAATTATTGTTAATGGGAATGAGATTGATATTTCAGATATTCTTTCTCTTTATGATAGTGATTCAGATAAGATTGATTTGTATGAAATTGCAGGTTTAACTTGTGATAGATTACGTCAAGCTCTTTCTAATGAATATAATGTTTATTGGGAGAATCTAATTGGTAGTTATTATAAAGATTGTATTATTATTACTTCTAATGCAAAAGATGAAATTACATTAAAAGTTAATAATACAGACATTCCTGTTATTACTTATAATACTATTTATGACGAGTTCGTAAATGTAGGAAATAAGTTTTCTGAAAATGATTTAATTGCTAC